GATTGTCCTCTTGCTTCAAATGTAGAAATTTCCATAATTGTTTGATCATCAACAATTTTAAGCTTATGTGTTTCTAAAATATCTTTAATTGCAGAACAACCTAAACGCTTTGTTTTTCTTGTTATTTCAATACCAATTGCATTTGCTTTTACTGCAGATTCAACGTGAACATTTTCATATTCTAAATCATGATATAATCCATTACATACAACAGAACCTTGGTCATTTGATTCTACTACCACATAAGCATTGTTGTAGCTTTTCGCATACTTATATATAATGTTAGGGAAGAGTAAAGGAGAGATAGTGTTATTGCGATATACAGCTACCTGTTCAAAAGGTCTTGTGCTAATATCGATTAAATTAAAAGTTGAATAATCCTGTCCTCTTCCCTTACTTACATCGACAACCATAATATATTCGTGATTTTCTGTTGGTTCCTTATAAATTCTAAATAAACCACCTTCCAATGTTTTAATTGGATTTATTGCACGTAGCGATAAGAGACAGTCTGCACTAATAAGTGTATCACCAGTACCAAAAAATGTATTACCAAACTCTTGATCAAATTGTAATTGACTAGTGTTTGCAATTGTTTGTCTTTTCCATTCATCATCTCGACCCGGTACGTCCCACCAGTCAACTCTAAATGGTTTAAATTCATTTATTTCCTGTACAGCACCTTCCCAAATTTTATGAAATTGGTTACCAATACCATTTGCAGTAGAAGTTACAATAACTTTGGTATCTTTACCAGATGAAATAACAGGATAAGTTGAGGTATAAAACTCTGATGCTCTTTCTACAAAAGCAAACTCGTCGAGATAGAGGAGACTAACAGAAAGACCACGTATAGAAGACCCAGACGTAGCCGCCGCAAGAACCCTACTGTTATTTGAGAACTCAATCGAGCCTTTATTAAGGGCCTTGCATCCGGGTTGCAAAAAGAAAGGAACATTCTCCAACATAAGCGTAATGCGAGATAACATTTCCCGAGCAGTTGCCCCTTTATTCGCAAGAACCGCAATTGTCTTTTCCGAATGAAAGAGTGCAAACCACAAGAGGTATGCACACGCCGATATTGATTTTCCTGATTGTCTGCAAGCCAGTACAATGTTAAACCGATGCTCATTAAATGATCCAAACATTTTTTCCTGATAAGGATATAGTTCAAAATTAACTAATCCTCGATCAAGTGAAATAATTTTACAATATTGTTTTGCAAAGTATGATGGTGATTTCATACACTTTGCATACTCTTGAACTAATTCTTCATCCCAAGCCTGTACGATACCATCTCGTTTGACATTAGGATTTCCGAGATAGCTCTCCGTCTGGTGTAACATCAATTATATTTTCATCCTGTTGCAATAATTTTTGTAAATCGGCAGTGGAACCTAAAAAGACATTATTTGTGGTATTACCAATTTGTTTTGGCTCATCATCCTTTTTATTAATGTCTATTTGTTTTTTATTTAGATCCATCAATTTATCATTCACATCCGATATATTCTTAATCATACCAGATAAAACTTCATATGCTCGTGGATGCTCAGAAGCACGAGCAACTTCAATCATATCTTCCAAAGATTCGCGACCTTTTTCTATGAGATCATAGTATGTTTGCCGAGAATAAGCATAATCGTTATTCACATTATCTTTTTCAACACTCATGAATTATATCGCCTTTCTGTAATATTATGCTATTCGCATATACCAAAAATCATTATTATTATTTCTTGCTGTTTTTGTATTACTAACACCTACACTATAACCAATGGTTGCAAACCCTGATGGAACAACTGCGACAACTTTAAAACGGCAATTGGAACCCGCAGTCCATTCAATATGATCTACACCTCCACCATGCATAGTTGCATCTTCTAAGGTGATCGTATATCTGTTGCTGCTCTGCCAGGATATACCATCATCATCGGTAGCTCCAGGATGATTGGATATTCCCATCCAATCATAGTTATCACCATTACCATTTTGGTATCTAATATAAAATCTTATATTACCCACATATCTTGCTCCAGGTTCGAACGGGAATCTGCTAGATTCAAAAGGGTCAAAGGTCATTGTTTTATAACCACCAGATCCTGGTGTATCAGTTTCAACACTAGCCAAGAAACTAGCAGGATAATAAATGCTTCCACCGCTTGAGAATCCAACAGGAGTGCCGCTACTTGAACTAGCAAGAGTAACATGCCCAGAACCATTAACACTAAAATCAGCTGAATCAAATGATGCAACACCAGTTTCTGTGATACTTGCAATATTAAGAGTAACATGCCCATTAACACTTACCGTAAAGTCTGATGAGTCAAACGAAGCCACACCAGTAGAATCAATCTCTGTATATCTTGCTACTCTACCAGCAGCACTATTAGGATTGATTGTAACGTGACCATTCGTTACCACAAAGTTAGCAGAATCAAACGATGCTACACCAGTAGAATCGATTGGTGTATAACTTGCGTATCTTCCTGGTGCACTGTTAGGATTGATTGTAACATGACCATCAGTTACTACAAATTCACTCGAGTCAAATGACGCTATTCCAGCAGAATCACTTGGTGTATATCCAGCTAGTTTAATAGTAACATGACCATTATTTACATTAAAATGATCCGAATCAAAAGATGCTAATCCAATGGAATCGGTTGTGGCTAAATAATTGGTTACAGTTCCACCCCAGATGGAATCTAAAATTACTTCAGTATCATCCGAATCATAATAACTTGGTGTGCCGGCTGCCTCAAGTCTAGTTAATCTTGTACCAGCATCTATTGCCTCTAGTGCATCCGTTCTATTATCTAGGTCCTGAAAATTACCATCAAGTTCTGCAAAGGTAAGTTCAGAACCTTTTATGAGTCTTAATACAATAGGCATTATGAGCTATCTCCTGCTAAAACAATTTCTTCATTAAAACCAAAATCACTATCTGGTAAACCAATGACTGATAATGGATTTGGTGTTACAGTAACTCTTTCTAAATATATATCAGAATCATTTAGTCCTGCATTCATATTATAAATTCTAGCATCAGACCTACGAATGATTTCTTTATTTTCAATATTACCATAGAATTGAACTTTCATTTCAAATGTAAGTGTATAAATGATAGTTCGTCTCTGTTCTAATGTTCCTTCAAAATCATCACTAAATGTAACACCTGTAATCACAACCGGAACATCTTCAACAAAATCTGGATATACTTCTTTAAAAGGATATATTGATAATGTATATTGTGGATTAAATGTTGGCAAAATTTGCTCAACAATTTGTAATGCATCATCCTGATTTTTTGCATATATGTTTAACGCAAAGGAAATATTATATGGTACTGGTGAATAAAACTTTTGTCTTTTATCTACCGATACACCTTTTGTATTAAAATTACTTACCTTTGCTAATTGTCTGGTTAGGTCATATGCAATATCTGTAATTTCAAATGACATCCTAGGTAGTTTAATTGCTACTCTTGTATCATCCTCCAGGCTTGGATTTTCTCTAATTCTTTCTAAATACTTTTGTCTAGGTGCATATGCAAGTGGAACTTTTAATTGATTTAATACACCACCAGATGCATTCTTACGAATGACATATATGTTATTAAACAGACGACCAAAGATGGCAACTGATTTCCGGATACGCTCGTGATAAAAATATGTTCCAAACATTATTGATTCTCCGGATCACCAAATGGATTGTCTTCACTAAAGTCAAGAAAATCATCTACATATGTTTCTGTAAATTCTTCATTTTGTTCTGTTTCTGATATATTATTTATTTCATTTACAGCGGTCATTTTTAACCCAACGGATCCAGATGGATATGTTTTATTAATTGAAATACCTTCAACAAATGTTCTAAATACACCATCATCAGCACCAACATGAGCCAAGTACAAATATCTACTAGAATCACCTGCAGAATCCAATTGGTATCTTTGCACTTCACCTTTTACTTTTACTCCAGAACTTAATGTTTGTGTAATATCATCACCAATATCATATTGGCTATCAAAGGCAGCAGACCTACCACCACTAAATGTAACTGTTGGAGCAGAAGTGTAACCATATCCAGAATCAACAATAACCAATCTATTCACTTCACCTGTTGCTGAATCAATATATGCTGATGCAGTTGCTTGTTGATAATCAAATGGTTGATCTATTAATGGTGTTACATTCTCATATGTTGAACCAGCAGAATCCGGTACCCAAGTAGAATATGCATTAAAACTAGTTTTAGTAGAATCATATGCAAAATGATAATTATCTATATTACCAACAAATGATCTATTTAAATTTGAATCATATACATATTGTCCGCCAATATTAATTCTAAAATTTGGCCCGGTATAATTTTCATCATAACCGGCTCTAATCACCGTACCGGAATCATAAAAATAATAACCAGGATCAATATTCATTACCCAAGGTGTAGGCGGCATTGATGATGAATCCATAGCAATTTTAAGATTTGTACCACCAGTTTCAATTTTTATAAAATGCCACTGTTGTTTTTGTGGAATCCAATTTGATGTTCTTAATTGGACATTATCTGTTTGTCCTACCGATTTGTCAGCTGAATCAACTCTACATGCAAAACTCACATAACCATCATCATCTAAAAAGATTCTAAATTTTTCTGACCAAATTAGTGTAGAAGTTTGTTGTGAATCTAAATATAACCAAAAGGATTGTGAGACAAAACCATCTGATAATGGACCAATGCTATCAGTAAGTGTCCCTAATATTGTCATATCCTGAGAATCATGATGTAATGAACTCGGTCCAAATTTTTTATCAGAACTATCTATTTTGCCAATAAATGCACTATCAACTACTGGTGCACTAATTGTGACCGTAGGACCAAATGTATAGTAATTACCCGAATCGGTAAGTGTGAGTGACGAAACTCTTCCCATTATGTAATACTCGCTGTTGCAGTTGCATTTTTAGGAGGTAATAATGCAAGTCTGTATTGATATGCATAATCTCTTTCAATGCTGTCAATGACATCGGTACCTGTATCAAAGTCCTCACCAGTATATTCAAAGAGTGTACAACGCATTTTGTAGACTGGTACATTTTCAATCTGATAAAATGGTTGCTCATGTTCTACATGGTTAATTTGGAATAAAGACTTTGTGAGAGGTAGATAAATTAAATCACCTTCTGTAGGTCTGTCGCCTTGTAGTGAATTATCTGCTCTTGCTACCTGAGTTGACCAACGTGATTTTGATACAACAAATGTAGCTTCATCACGTATTTCTACACCAAATTTAGTAAAGAGATCTCCCTCACCATCAAAACCTTCAACATTCTCAATATACATTTCAATTTTTTGAGAATCTGAAAACTGTGATGTAGGATCATCACCTAGTAATGTATCCTCATTTACAATTGTTCTTGGAAGATAGTACACATCTTGCCCATATATTTTAAGAGCCTCAATAATGAGGTCTTCATACAGGTTGATTTCAGACCTGACTTTTTCCGAGAAGTAAAAATTACGTGCCATATTAACCTACAAAAAAGTCAGCCGGAAATTCGTGTTCCTCTCTGATTCTTTGCCTTAGTGCTTCTATTTCCTGTGTTGCATCATCATATAATTGTCGTCCATTAAGTACAACACCGCCTGGTAATTGCACACCTTCAAATTTAATAAGATTCATACCCCACTGTAATTTAATAAGTGCAGTGGTATATTCCTTAAGCCACATATCATTATAGATTGAGGTATGTGTATCTGGATCTAAAATTGTGTATACTTCAGCAACTACATATTCACCAGCCTTAATATCTTCATCTTGAAAATCACCAAAAATATAAAGTCTATCTTGATGTCTCGAGAATTGTGTCTGTGGTGTTCCACTTAATTTCATATCCAACAATGATAGGTATTGTTGCATTTGTTCATAATATGCCAGGCCGCCGGCAAATGTTGCCATATCAGTAATATCATTCAGCATCATCTGGTATTTAATGTCGAACATATTAAACGATGTACCAAATGATGACGATAATGGAAAAAGTTTTGAAATATAAAGAATGTTAGACGAAATCGGAATATATTCATTTGCAATATCGGTTGCCGTTACCTGATGTTTCAGATAAGTTCTTATAGTGGCATCCGTGTGATACTCTTGATAATACTGTAGTGCTTCATCTACGCGATCTTCAATCTGGTCCTCATCAACATTGATTTCCAGTACCGGATCACCTAGACGACGCTTACAATAATCAATTAGCGTATCTCTGGAATTAGGTGGTGCCATAAAATAGTCTCCGATGTAAAAATTCTTTTGACTATTTATATGTTTTTTGAATTAAACTATCCGTCAAATTCTGCTGTTGGTGGGGTAAAGTTAGCGGTGTATCTTGCAAGACCTTTTGTAATTCTTAGATCTTGAACATAGCCGTTCATATAATTTGCTGAACCATTTCTAGCTCCAATATATAGATTTCCTGTAGAATTATTTCCGATGGAATATGTTCCGCTAGCATTTAATGTTCCATCTAAGAATCCACGAACTGTTCCTGCAGCATCTCGAGTGAGAGCCACATGATACCATTGTCCACTAGTTACAGTACCAATGGCATTGGAAAATGTACCAGAAGATCCACTATAAAATCCTATAGCATTCGATGTATTAAGTTTATATAAAGTCCAACCTGGTCCAGTACCACCAGTAAATTTTTCAACTAGTGTTTGTTCACCTGATAAACTACTCCAATAAAACCATCCTTCGATTGTCCAGACGACACTTCCAGCTAAATCAAAAATGTCACTAGTTGGAGCACTTATATAATCTCCGTTGCCATCAAGATACACTGCAGTCTGACCAAATTTAAGTGTACCTGAATTACCACCACCAGTTACGTCACCAGCTTTAGTTAATAGATTACCAGAGCCTGCATCCCAAATATCATTTTTATTTGTACAAGTGAGTAACTGAGTATTTGTAATTGCAGTTAATGGTGCAGTCGGTGG